GTCGGTCGGCCGCCCTGGTCCTTCTTCTCGTATTCTTCCATTGCGAGCAGAATGCCAACACGCTTGTTCATCAGGCCCGGAAACTGGCTGAGGGTCTTGTTGACGTTGCCGCCTGCGTCCTTATCCCACACGACCGACTGAACCTGAGCGGGCTTGATGTCCTTGATACCAAGGCACGTCATGAGCGCCATCAGCGTTCCGTAGTCGCCCAGCTTCTCGCCGTCAGACTTGATGGTGTAGATGGAGAAGTTAGCCTTCTGGCCTTCGTCGGTTTCGAACGTGAAGGCAATGCCGCGCGTGCCGCTTCGAGCGGTGATGTCCTCTGCGCGCGTGAACTTGCCGACGTACTTGCCTTTCTCGTCGATAAAGCTGGTGCGTTGCTCGGCCTTGCGTGCGGCTTGTGCGGATTCAGTATTGAGTGCGTACATGTGTGCTCCAGTTGCTTCGTGTTAGGCCGTAGCCAGTGGGTGAAACGATCCGGCGCCGGATGACGCCGGGCGATGGTTAAGCGGGTTGCGCGGTGTAGTAGTCGACGATCTGTCGGTCAACCTCTGCGAGGTCGTTTTCGATCTCGTCGCCGTCAAACATCCCCATTGGCGACTTGCAGACGGTCTGTCCGTTGTTCTGCGTCATGAACATGTACTGGCGGTCGATCACGACCGTTTGCAACACGATCGTCACCATGCCCTCAATGCAGATGCGCTCGTCCAGCAGCCTGCCGATCGTGCGCGGCTTAGTTATTCCCGCGTCGTTCGTGTCGGTGTGACTCATCACGTACACGCGCACGTCGTCTGGCAGGGCGGCGGCGGCCATGAGGATGTCCCACACGTCGCGCGCGATGTCGGTGAACTTGTCGAAGCCGCGTTCGTTGCTTCGGCGCATGAACGAATTGCTCATGCAGTATTGGAAATCATCCAGGATGATTACCTTGCGCTTGGTGCGCTGCATGTAGCTGACGATATGGCTCGCCGAGTCGCAGACGATCATGTTGCCGCCCGGGTTCTCTTTCGAGAGATACGACCAGCCCTTAGCGCGGAACGGCAAAGGCTTGCGCAAAGCCTGAATCAAAAGGGTCTGCGTCGGGTCCAAATTGCGCATCGAAGTGCTCTTTCCTGTCCCGCTGACACCCAAAACAAAAGTCACCGTTGCCATTTGCTTCTCCTGTGCGTTCAGTTCGCTCGTTCAGTTCAGTTTGCTGCTGTTCTTCCAATTCGGCTTGCCACTGCCAGCCGTCGTCGTCTGGCGCGTCCATCTAGCTCACCTTGCAATGCAAGAAATGGCGGGCGATGTAGTGGGGCACATGGCCGCTGCCGATCGCTACGCGGGGCTGAACACCGCGACGAGCGAGATCGGCTTTTGCTGCACGCTGGCGCTGTTCCGTGCGCGCTTGCAGTGCTGCAAATTCGGCGTCGAGAATCTCGGCTTGCGAGAGGCGCACATTCGTCTGGACGTGGCGCAGATCATTCAGTGACTTGGCGATCAGTTGCATACCGGGCTCCGGGAGAAAGTAAGTACGATCATCACGGCGAGAGCCATCGAGCACGCGCCAGCAGAGAAAGCAAGAAACAGGTCGTTGACCTTGCATACGCTAGCTACTACGGTATCCGTAGAGTGCAAATTTTTTTCCGCGACGTCGGACTGACGCGGGCGGAAAATCGCTGCGGAGCATAATAATAACGCGGACTTCAGTTGCGATGCAGTGTTCATGGTGATTTCGTTCCGTTCGTGGTTTTGGTTTGTGTTTTGTCCTGCTGAGATGAAGGATACTAAAACGGTATCCGTAGTGCAAGTGGTTTCGCGAAAAAATGTGCGGGTGCCTACAAACGCATCCACGTCTGATAGTCGGCTTCGCTCAGTCGATCACCTGGCAGCGCTGGCTTGGCATCTGGCTTGTGCGCGTCGCAATATTCGCGGCCTTCGTGCTGCCAATGCGCCTTCACGCGCGGGCCTAACTTGCGGCACTCGCAGCAGTAGCGCCAGCCGCCGCGCTCGATCATGTCTTTCGTGATCCGCTTCATGCTGGCTCCTTGGCGTGCTCGATGGCTGCCTCCGTCGCATTGCGGATGCGACCGGTCATGCTGGAGTCAGTGTCCTCGTCAAAATCGATCGACTTACCATCCGGGTCATAAAGCTCGACCCATCCCGCGCCGCGCTCAAGATAAATGCGCAGGTCATAGGCGGCGGGCAATGTGGCCGCGGCGGCCTGCATGGCTTGCTCGCCGGGATTAGCGGCGCGCGCATCCTTCAGTTGCGCCTGCAACGTGCGGATCTCAGCTTGCAGCACGGCTTCACGGTTTATTGCATCTTCGGCGTGCACGTATAGGCCGTCAGCGCAAGGAATTTGCTCGTTCGAATCGTATTTATCGATGTCGAAGCGTTTGTATGCGAAGGTCGATGTCATTTCAGTGCACTCCTGTCGCGTGAAAGGTGCGATGCGTCTGTCCGGCGATCTGTACGGATGCTTGCAGGGCAGAGGCGGCTTTTAGACATTCGGCGGCAAGCGGTCCGGTCTCGATTTTCTCGCCTTCGAGCCAGCGTGATTCGCCACCGATGCATGGGCCAGCATGTGCGCGGTGCTCGCCGCGCGAACATTTGTCGTACTCAGCTCCATGCGGCACAGAAAGAAGCGCGTCGGCGGCAGCTTTCAGCGCATCGATTGCGTCGATGATCTTTTCGGGGCTGACTTGCATCATTCACCTCTCGCGCGGAGCATAGAGTCAGCCATTTCGTACGATGCAATGGCAACGATCTCGTAGACATTCTCGACGAGCTTTCCACTCTCCAATAGCTTCATGGTCAGATCCGCATAGATGGCCGGGGCCACCTTCGCCGCGAAGTGATCGCGCAGCGTCATGCCTTCCTCGGCATGCAGATGGCGACATTCAACGGCGCCAGGGCGGGGATATTCGTCGTGGAGTTCTCCGCGCGGAAACGCGGACCCGCCAGTTTTGATCTCGCTCATGCTTTGCTCCCGGTAGCTTTGGCAATTGCGGCGCGGGCTTCTTTAAGCAGATCAGCGTAGTCGAGCATCAATGAAACATCGTTCAGATGGTCTGCGTCGTTGTACTGCACAAACATATTTGCAACTTCGAGAAGTTCCGGCGCGGCGGCAAAGAGATTCGCGATCCGTTCGTTATCCTCGCCGTAGAGGGTCACGATGTCGTAACCGCGACTGTCGAATACATCGACGGGGCCATGCGGTGCGCGGACTGCCGTCCACGGCGTATGCTTGATCTCGCTCATTGCACACCTCCGAACGGCTGCGCGATTGCTGCGCCCGATACGTCAACCGGCTTGCTCCCGATGCGCACTTCGAGATCAATGGCCGCGATAATGCAGCCTGCTGCGGCTCGACCGCGCTGCTCGGGCGTTCCGTTTCGAATGGCATCTGCCGCTTCGTTCATCGCCTTGATAGCGCCTAGAACGTATTGAAGATCAATTTGCATCACTCACCTCCAGCAAGACGGCGCTTGACGATGACTTCCTTCGCATCGGTCAGCAGCGTGTGAATCGTATGCAGGTCGTCCTTGTTGCCACGCGCCAGCGCGGTCATGAACGACTCGCGTTGCGGGCCGGTCAGCTCGACCAGCAGTTCCATAAGGTCGTCAAACGTGACCTCGCGCTCGACCTGCTCGCGGCGATCTTCTGCGGCCAGTGCTGCGTTGTCGGCTGCTTCGAGATCCCGGTCGAACAGCCAATTGCCGTATGCTTGCGTGCGGGAAACTAACTGCGGTACGTGGCTCATGATTCCGTCCTTGTTGTTTGGCTACGAATACTGCGTTGGTGTGTCGATGAATTGAACGATACCAAAGTAGTATCCGTAGCGCAAGCGAAGAATCACTGTTGCGTTTCTGCCTCACGCTCGATCCAGTTGCGGCGCTCGAACGCCGGTCGTAACTTCTCGTGCGCTGACTTGCGTAAGTCTGCGATTGCGGGCGTCACCTTGGCGGCTGCTCGCGCGACCGTTTGCGGGTGAATGGCGCACTCGCGCGCAATGCGGTTGAGGCTCCAGCAATAGCTTTCCCCAAACACGAACTCGCGCGCGACGAGCATGCGAACCATCGTGCGATTGCGGTGCGCTCCTTCGAGCAGGCATACAAGCCGCTCTACGCCCGCGTGACGCTCTCCGCGCTCTCCGCCATAGGTGGCATCCAGCAGGGCGCGCTGATCCAGCGAGAGGTGCGATTCGATGACGTCGTGCACGTATTGCGCCTGTGCTTTCTTCTCGTGCACGGAGAGCAACAGGGCGGCGCCGTCAGGTCCGGTATATTCCCCAATCTGCCCGATCTTGACGCCGGGCCGCGCGCGCCAGGTGTAGGCAAAGGACAATGCCGCGTCCATCGAGCGGAACATCGGCGCGCGACTGTCGTCTTCCGGCTTAGGAGTGCGAAGGGTGAGCCGGCCAAGCGAGCTTTCGTGTGCGGTGCATACTTGCATATCGGTCCTTGGTCAGTGGAGCGGGGCGGAAAGCAGATCGGGAGCGGCCTGGACTGGCTTCACGAGCTGCCCGGTATGCGGGCAACGTCGTTTCGGCAACTCGATCACCAGGCCGTCGTCTTTCAGTTCGCCGATGCGGCCGCAAACACTCTGGATCGGATAGCCGAAAATCTTCGACAGGTCAGTGCGCGAAAATGATGCAGTCGGGACCGTACGCAGGAAGTTGAGGATCGCGAGCCGTTGAACGGCTGCTGTGCCATCTTCTTTCTTTGCGAGGAAGGATAAGAACGACGTTTCGGCTTGTCCTCTCATGCTGGCTCCTTGATGTCGTCAGTCACTTCGTCGTTGACAGGAACGCCGCTGATGGGGCGGAGCAATCTATCCATCACCACGCGTCGCTTTACGATTCGAAGAATCCCATCGTTGCTGCGCACCGGAAGCGACGATCCGGCGGACTCGACCACCCAGCCTGGTTCTGTGACTTCGTAACGTATCCCGTCAACAGTCTCCATATGAACCGCAGAGCGCAAAACGGAAACTACCGACCC